TTATCCAGAATTTCCATGATAACAGATTTAATATTTGTAAGATGCCACGTCAGACTGGTAAGTCTACTACTTGTGTATCATATCTTTTGCACTACGCTGTTTTTAACGATAATGTTAACATCGCCATTCTAGCGAACAAAGCATCAACGGCAAGAGATCTTCTTGGTAGGTTACAACTTGCATACGAAAACTTGCCAAAGTGGATGCAACAGGGTATTATATCATGGAACAAAGGTAGTTTAGAACTCGAAAATGGCTCCAAGATTTCGTCTAACTCTACTTCTTCATCTGCTGTCCGAGGCGGATCCTATAATGTCATCTTTCTTGACGAGTTCGCGTTCATCCCGAATCACATTGCTGATGACTTCTTTGCCTCTGTTTATCCTACTATTTCTTCTGGACAGAGCACAAAGGTAATTATCGTTTCTACCCCTAGGGGTATGAACCACTTCTACCGCATGTGGCATGATGCGGAGAAAGGTAAGAATGAATATGTGCCAACTGATGTGCATTGGTCTGAAGTTCCTGGAAGAGACCAGGAATGGAAAGAGCAGACCATTGCTAACACTTCCGAAGCACAGTTTAAGGTTGAGTTTGAGTGTGAATTCCTAGGTTCTGTTAATACACTCATCAACCCAGCGAAACTAAGAAACTTAGTATATGAAGACCCGATACAAAGGAATGCTGGTCTCGATATTTACGAGAAGGCAAAACCTGAGCACAACTATCTTCTGACCGTAGACGTTGCCCGTGGGTTGGGCAATGACTATTCTGCGTTTATTGTTTTTGATATTACACAATTTCCTTACAAGGTAGTGGCAAAGTATAGGAATAATGAAATCAAACCTATGCTATATCCAAATGTTATTCATGATGTGGCAAAAGGATATAATAACGCTTGGTTGCTGATTGAGGTTAATGATATTGGTGAGCAAGTTGCTAATATTTTACACTACGATCTTGAATATGATAATATGCTGATGGCTGCGATGAGAGGTCGTGCTGGACAGGTGGTAGGACACGGTTTCTCAGGTAAGAAGTCACAGATGGGTGTAAGAATGACTTCTGCTGTAAAGAAGTTGGGATGCTCTAACTTAAAGACTTTTTTGGAAGATGATAAGTTACTGACTGTTGACTATGACATTATATCAGAACTTACTACATTTGCACAGCGTCACAATTCTTTCGAAGCAGAAGAAGGATGTAATGATGACTTAGCAATGTGTCTTGTTATCTTCTCTTGGTTGGTTGCACAAGACTACTTCAAGGAGATGACTAGCAATGATATTCGTAAGAGAATTTATGAAGAGCAGAGAAATCAGATTGAGCAAGACATGGCACCATTTGGTTTTATCTTAGATGGTTTGGATGAAAGCACTTTTGTTGATAATGATGGTGATAGATGGCATACTGATGAGTATGGTGATAGGTCTTTCATGTGGGACTATTATTGATGGATTTTGATAAGCAAATAAATTTAGAGCATATACTCTTTTTTGAAAGGGAGTGTAGGATATGTGGAGAAACTAAAAATTTAATAGAAGATTTTTATCTAACAAGAAAGGGTAGGGGGGCTTTACCCTCTGCCTATTCTTATGAGTGTAAGGAATGCACTAAGAAAAGAGTAGTTGAAAATAAAAAGAAAAATTGTCCAATAAGATGGGAATATCCTGATTGGTAGATATTCACGCACAGTTTCCCCATTCAAAGTAACCTTTTTAATAAATAATTTCAGATTAATCCTGGACTTGTAGGAGACATAAAGATGCCACTAAATTTAGCATCTCCTGGAATTGTAGTTAGAGAAGTTGATTTAACCGTAGGTAGAGTTGATGCTACTAGCGGTGGTGTTGGTGCTCTCGTCGCCCCCTTTGCAAAGGGACCTGTAGACGTACCTGTGCTGGTCGGTAATGAAGCAGACCTTCTCGCAAACTTTGGAGAGCCTAGCAACACCGATAAGCACTACGAGCACTGGATGGTAGCAACATCCTATCTTGCTTATGGTGGGGATTTGAGAGTTGTCAGAGCGGATGATGACGACCTCAAAAATGGATTTGTTGGTGCTGGTGTAACACCAAAAATCAAGAGCTTAGAGCATTATAACCAACTCGGTTATGATGAGAATACCATCACAGATATAACCTTTGCCGCAAGAAACCCTGGTTCTTGGTCAAATGGTCTTAAGGTTGGTATTATTGACGCAAAAGCAGACCAAATCTTGGTTGGAGTTAGCACAAACGCAAGTCTTCCAGAAATCCAAGTTGGTTATGGTGTAACGCAAGCAATCTCAGCAACTGTCCCTGGTGCTGGTACCACAACTACCCTTGACGGTCACCTGAAGGGTGTAATCACTGCTATCAGTGGCACTAACGTTTCGGTTAAAGTTCTTGCTCACGTTTCTGCTGCTGGTACCGTAACTGAAGTTGACTATCAACCATCTGGTGTTTATGCATTCTCTTCTTCAGGAAGTGTTGCAATTCACACAACTGGACAGACAACTGCAGTAGGAAGCACCTCATACACCTCTCAGCAAGACTGGTTTGACCAACAGACAATTTCTCTGACTGGATCAACAGTTTACTGGAATACTCTTGCTGACAGACCTAGCACTTCTTCTTATGCTACTGGAAGAGACTCAAGATTTGATGAAATTCATGTTGTAGTCATTGACGACAATGGTAGCATCAGTGGAAATACGGGCACAATCCTTGAGAAGCACCTTTCACTTTCAAAAGCAAAAGATGCTGAGTATTCGGTAGGAAGCACCGCATACTGGAGAAAGTATCTCGCAAATAACTCTCAGTATGTATTTGGCGGTAGTGCTCCTGCAGGTATCACAACCACTGGTTTCAGTGCAGACTTTACTCTTGAGTCTGATATTGGATGGGACCAAAATGCACAAGGTATCACCTTTGCTGCTGCAGGTTCTAGCACCTTAACTCTTGGTGGTGGTAAAAACTATGATGGAGGAACAGACATTACAGCAAGTGGTGCTCTGACTTCAACACTTGCAAAACTTTCCGCTGGATATGGTCTGTTTGAAAATACAGACAACTATGACATTGACTTCCTCCTGATGGGGTCGGCAAACTATTCCAAGGAAACCGCACAAGCACTTGCAAACAAACTGATTGCAGTTGCTGAAGCAAGACAAGATGCTCTCGCATTCATCTCACCATATAGACTTGCATTCCTGAATGATAGCGCTGTTGGGTCAGTAACAGTCAACTCTGATGCTGATATCACCAACAACCTCATCAGTTTCTATGCACCAATCACTTCATCGACTTATGCAGTCTTTGATAGTGGTTACAAGTACATGTATGACAGATTTAGTGATACTTTCCGCTATGTCCCACTGAATGGTGACGTTGCTGGAACTTGTGCAAGAAATGACCTCAATAACTTCCCATGGTTCTCACCTGCAGGAACTAATAGAGGTGCAATCCTCAATGCTGTCAAACTTGCTTACAATCCAAGTAAGACACAAAGAGATAGACTGTATTCCAATAGAATTAACCCAGTTATCTTCTCGCCTGGAGATGGAATTATCCTCTTCGGTGATAAGACTGGATTCGGTAAGTCTTCCGCATTCGACAGAATTAACGTCCGTCGTCTCTTTATCTACCTTGAAAAAGCAGTTTCTGCTGCTGCAAAAGATCAACTCTTCGAATTCAACGATGAGGTTACAAGAACCAACTTCGTTAACATCATTGAGCCATTCCTCCGTGATGTCCAAGCCAAGAGAGGCATCTTTGACTATGTTGTTATTTGTGACGAAACAAATAACACTGCTGCTGTTATCGACAACAATGAGTTTGTCGCTGACATCTTTGTCAAACCAAACAGGTCGATTAACTTCATCGGTCTGACCTTCGTAGCCACCAGAACTGGCGTTTCTTTTGAAGAAGTAATCGGTAACGTTTAATTATTAATCAAACTTAGAGGTAAAAAACAATGGCAACTAGAAATCAACTTAATCCACCCCCACTAAGAAAGATTACTGACTTCAAGAGTAAGCTGACTGGTGGCGGTGCTCGCTCTAATCTTTTCGAAGTTGAGCTTTCATTCCCCTCGTTGGTAAACGTTGATGGTCTGAATGACATTCTCCAAAAAGCAAGATTTCTTGTAAAAGCAGCAAACTTGCCCGCTTCAAACATCGCTCAGATTGAAGTTCCTTTCAGAGGAAGAACACTAAAAGTTGCTGGCGACAGAAGCTTTGATACTTGGACAATTACCATTATCAACGATACTGATTTTGCAATCCGCTCTGCTTTTGAAAAGTGGATGAATACAATCAACCGTGTTTCTGATAACACTGGTT